GCATAGTGTGATCCCTTGATAATCAGGTAGCCCTTTACCACCTTTTGTAAAAGGGTAAAGCGCACTACCCACATAATCAAGTACTCGGCGTGTTTGTTGGCGTGTCGTGTGGGTCTTTTGGCTTAGATTTGAGGCCATTAGATGCCAAGACACCACCTAGGCTGCCTGTCAAGAATATGCACAAGGTTGTAAGCAGATCGATAAAGGCTCGATCGTTTGGCGCTTGGTTGCTGATTGGCTGGGTTACAAAAATCAGCGCGTAAAGCATCCCAAATACGCACCCAGCAAAAACTATAGCCAGCGTGCAGCCGATGAAAACGATTAGCCTGGCATGTAGCTGCTCAGGCGTTAGGCGCTTCGTATACATCTTTTGGGAGTAAGTCCTTGGTGCATGTACCCACCACCTCGCAGGCAGGCGGTTTGCATCGAGTTTGATCCCAGTTTTCGTATTCTTGGCACTCATACCTTACCCATCCTTGATAACCGCACCCTGATAAGAGCAGCGATAAGGCCACTGCCCCTATCAGTTTGTGCATTACTTGTGGCCTACCCCGAACTCTTTTGCTTTTGGATCGATGGCCTTCAGTGCCGGGCCAATTAAAGCTGCTAGAAAGGCATTGGCCAGTGTGCGTGGATCTGTTACACCTGCCATGTAAAGAGCTGCTACAGCTGCCGCAGCTGCTCGGCCATAACTTAACGCGATGGCTTGTAGTCTTGGTTGCATTTTTATCTCCTTAGCGCCCTTAGTTGATCTGACTCAGCACATAAAGGGTTGCAGTGCCGCTGCTTGTGATTGCGTATAAAGCCTCATGATCGCCAATAAGAAGCGATAGTTTGTCGCCGTTATCTAAACGGTAGCCATTGGCTGTGGTTAAGTCTGCGCCGCCGATGTAGAGCGTGCCGCTGGCACTATGTAGGTAAGCGCTCTGATCTCCAATAAGTGCAGGTACCACGATCGATGCCGTAGTAGTTACTGTGTAAACCTCTGATTTAGGCATTGTCCAACCCCAATTTTTTAGCTAATGCGATGGCTTTTTCCTTGCTTATAGATACTTCAAAGTGCATCTCATCCTTACGGTTGCGGTAATCGCCGCCCCAGGTAAGGCCGTATTTCTTGGCAAGCGCCTGGATCATCGGCACCTTCTCAGTTGGAAAAGTACCAATTTTGCCCAAAGGATGCTGAGTCGCATTTAGATCGATGGCTGTACCTGAGCTGTGGCAGCTGAGTTTGTCGGTTGTGCCTCGTACCATGCGAAATGCGTAAGCCCAATCGTCTAACTTGCCTTCATCGATTGGCTCTATTAACTCATGGAAATCCGCTGCAAACGCAGCTAGTAATTCACCTGCGCCCGCTGCGCATCTAATTTTTAGGTTAGTGCCTTTGACCGGGTAGGGCTTTACATTGATCTCAGCCTGGTCTTTACTTGCAGGCCAGCCGTTATAACTTGTAAGACTCATGCGACAAACACCTGCCATTTTTGATTTGTCTCATCCCAAACATATTCGCCATCTGTAGGCGCTGGGATCGGCGCTACCCAATTTCCTGCGCCGTCTCTTGACCAATTTGCAAAAGGTTTAGGCGCATAAAAGTTATTTTCAAAATAATCCCCACCAATATACGCAGGATTTAATTCTGAATACTCAATGCAATTTTCAGGTATCACAGCGCCATCGCTAAAAATTATAACATTAATTACTTCGTTATTTTCATTGAGCACTGCATAATTTTTACTCATACTGCATACCTCACGATTACTAAACCGCCTTTACCGTTGCCACCGTTGCCTAAAACTGATCCCGCGGCTGTAAGACCACCGCCACCGCCTGCAGATCCAAAAGAAACTCCCACCCCACCTGCAGTACTTGAATTAGTGCCGTTACCTGCACCAGTAGCGCCTGTACCACCGGATACGCCTGAGTCGCTAGGAGTACCGCCGCCTGCGCCGCCTGAAAATGTAGTCATGCCAGTGAAAGAAGTGAAATTTGCGGCAGTTAAATTTGCATCCGCTGTAGTCATTGTGTAACCAGCACCACCATTATTAGGCACGGTGCTACCACTTACGCCTGCCGCTGTAGCGCCACCGCCTGTGCCACCTCTTTGTGGTGAACTAGGGCTACCTGTACCACCTGCAAAAGTATTTGATCCCGAAGCAGTACCAGCTGCACCTGTGTTGCCACCAATTCCAGCACCACCACCACCTGAACCTCCAGATGCTCCAGCGGCGTTTTGGTTTGATCCGCCACCACCACCACCAAGCGAGGTTATTGTGCTAACACCTGCAAAAGTTGTAGTGCCGCCGTTACCACCTTTATTAGTTGAAACTGTTGCGCCTGTTCCCGCTGCGCCAACGGTTACTGTGTAACCAACTCCAGTTACTAAAGTTTGTGATGCGAATAAATCGACTTCTCCACCACCGCCGCCACCGCCGCCGCGGCCTCCACCACCACCGCCACCAACGCATAAAATGCTCATGGCTCCGCCGCTGGTTACAGATAAAGTGCCGCTGTTGGTAAAAATGTGATATTTGTAGCCGCCAACTGTTTTAACTTCATCGCCGCCTGTTGCAGCGGGGCCTGGTGGTACTGGTATCCCAAATACTCCTGCTACTAAATTGGCAATCATTATGCAATAGCTCCAACGACATACCAGGTATCAGTTGCAGTTTTAATGCAAGCAGCTGATTTGTATTGCGCCAAAGTTGGTGATGCTGCTACCGACCCGGCACTTAGTACAGTGGTCGTGCCAGGTGTGACGGCGGAAATTGTGCAAGTGCCCGCACCGATATTAAGCACTGTCAAAACCGTACCAATCGGAAATGCTGTTGTAGCGTTTGTCGGAATTTTAAAGGCGATGGCTGTGGCCTTATTCATAACAAATATCTCTTGGTAGTTGTCATTAGTAGTGGCTGTGTAATCGTTTGTGTTTGTAATAACATCAAACTGGGTCAAGGCGTTCATCGTTGTACTGGTCAAAACTTGCCCAGTAACCGTTGGAAAACCTGAAATTGCCATTTTTATCTCCTCAGTAACTCAGTGTGTTAGTGCCTAAAACGCCATATTGGCTGCTGTCTAAAATGAAGCTGTCGATGATGGGTTCTAATGTAGTAAATGTTACGCGCCATTTATTGGGGTTAATCGTCATAGCCACTCCAAAAATTTGCAGGGTTTTTGTAAGGGTTGTCGAACCAGGTTGTGTGGTTGTAACGGTAATGGGATCGAAGTAATCAAGGCCAAGAGCAGCTGCTATGCCAGCATCGTAGTTTTCAGTGTATAAATCCAAAACGATTGCATCGCATCGCACTGAAGTTTCGGCTCGGCTAGCAACATAAGCCCGGGCATAATCCAGAGCTACTGCATCGGTTTCCATGAGTAGATCGGTCTGGGTGTAGCTGTGCAAGAAGTATTTAGCGATACTCGCCGAGTCGGTGGCTTGCTGGGTCGTGCCGCCCGATCTTGTGATGTTTGCCTGGTTATAAACCAGAACATCGTTTAACACCCACGCTGCATCGAAGTAGAGAAGCCCAGCCGAGCCGTCATCGGTAAAAACCGTAGGGGTAGCTGCCACGCTCGATGAGGTTAGCGCTCGATCCTGAAAGACAAAGGATCCACTGGCATCTACATAGAAACTGCCGTACTCGGATGTAGAGATGGTCTGGCAAGCAGCAAGAGCTGTACGAGCTGTGCCTGGATCTGCCTGCACTGTGGTCTGGCCTGCATCTATATCGCGCATCGATGATGGCCAAGAGATTTGATCCAGGATGTTATTAATTCGAGCGCCCGATAATTGCCCTGCGCTTGTACCTGTAACCGTAGTTATCTGGGCATTTTGTGCAAGCCTGAAGGCATCTACAGCTGAGATCACACAGTAAGACACATTGTCGTTGGACTCCTGTGGGGTGATTGTCTGATAGCCAGTAATGAAACCGCTAAAAATGGGATAAGTAACACCGTTATGTGTGGCTGTGATCTGTAACTTACGCATCGGATCTAAAAGACCATAAAAAGGCCCCGATATGTTCATGCTATTGAAGTCTCCATTTTGATCGACAATCCTCAGTGAGCATGTGCCTGTTTGAAATTGGTCGGCCTCAGCGTTACGACCGCGCCGCGTGGTTAGGGCATCGATGCGATCTGATACATCAACAATTAGAGCTGCGTTATCTGCCAAAACATTTGTACCCAAAATGCCCTGGTCTAAAATCATGGCTTGGGCAAAACTCGGCCCGGTGCCGAAGTTGATAAAGGCATTTAGGGTAGGTACTGACATTACAACGCCCCAGCAAATGTAGTGCTATCGCCGTATCGGTTAAGTTTCTGTAGCGCACGCTGCATGGCCTCGGTTAGATAATCCTCAGTGCCAACTGGGGTATTAATGGTGATGTTATTAACCTGTGGTGGGCTATAGGTAAATGATGGGTTAGATGGGCTGTAGTCGTAGATGCCCTGTGGATTGCCCGCCTCTGGCATATTGCTTAAACCAGGTAGATCAGGCACGCTGCCTGCACCATAAACAAATGAAGGTTGAGCTGGGGTGTAGTTATAGATGCCGCTGGGATTGCCCATGTTGCCAATGTTGTTGCCTGCCTTGGCCGCCTGCTCTGCTAGGTAGCGTAAAGACTCAGCAGCAGCTAGTTCAGCCTTCATCTTGGCGGCATTGGCTATATCAAGCTCTGACATGCGCTTAGCGGCGCTATTGGCATCCTCATCCATGATTGTAAGCAAGCTGCGGATGCGAGCCTTCTCAGCCTCATCTGTCGAGTTAGCCAAGGCTTTCTCCAGGTTGATCCGATCCACATCAAACTTCTTTTTTAGCTCATCTAACTCTGCCTGCTTCTTTTTAGCGGCTAGTTCAGCAGCTGTAAGTTTCTGCTTTTCTTTCTCGGTTAGGTTTTGCTTCTTGATCGTTGCAACGAGTTTGGCACGCTCGGCCTGCTCGGTTGTGAAGTACATCGATGTAGGGGAATAAGGCGTATTTTCTAAACGCTGCTTTTTTCCAATTTGTGCAAGAAGTCCAGCATTGGCAAATTTGCTAAAGGCGCTAGTAAGGGAGCCGCCTATTTTAGTGGACTTAAACTTATCAAATAAAGTTGCTGCACCTAAAATAGCATCGGCTGTGCTTTGAGCAAACTTTTCCATTTCAGCTGTTGCTTTAGTAATACCATCGGCATCGCCTAGTAGCGCGATGCTGTCCAGTAAACCTTTACCAATAATCTCTTTTACATTGGCAGATGAAACAGCAAGGGCATCCATTTGGCCTGCATAAGTCTTGGTCGCAGCTAGCCCCTGGCCTTTAAAACGGCTAGTCAAGGCGGCCATGATCTTGTCCATGTCACCGCTAGCTAATGTGGCCTTGTCTAAACCTGCGCCAAGCCGACTCAACGCTGTGGTCTGGCCGCCGTATGCTTTTGCCAAGGCCATTGATACTTCTTGTACTGACTTCGATGTGCCTTTTGAAACATTAAGAGCAAGCTCTAATCCTTTTTGGCTTTGAGTAAGTGAGCCAGTGGCTTGCAAAAGTGTTTGAAATGCCGGGCGAAGCTCATCGTCTAAAACTTTGTAGGTGTCTTGAAGTCGCGCAATAAAGCCTTCAGTGGCAATAGTGGCAAAACCGTTGCCAGTATTTTTAAGCGCTACCTGTAAAGACTTGGCTGCTTTTTCATCAGCTGCAAACGCCTTAACCGATGCCTTGCCAAATGCGTAAATCTTTTGAGCTGCGAAGGTTGCAGCAAAAGCCTTGGCTAAAGCAAGGGTAGTTTTTTGAAAAGAGGTTAAATCCTTTTGACCTTTTTTAAGCGCTGATCCGTTCCACTTGGCTACCGCCGAGACAATTAACGATGCCATTATGCCCCCAGTGTGTACTTGGCTTGTGTATTAGTTGTGTTAAAAGTATTTACTGCATTTTCGATGGCAAGATTTATCGCACGCGTTGCTCTGCCTTGATCCTCTGCAAAAGCTCTATAAATTAAGCGACCTGTACTCATACGAGATACGCGACCTCGCTGGCCTTGTTGTCGTGGCCTTGCATTGACTAACTCACCGTTTGCGTTTGCTCTGGCAATAAACTGCCTGCCTGCCTCTGGGTTTAAAGAAGTATTAATATCTTTTCCTGAAGCCCAAACTGGAATAATCGGGCCTGCACCAAATCGTTTGCCTGCATAGCCAAGAGTTCTACCGCCTGCTGGCTGACCATCTGGCCCAGATTTACGCCCAGCGGTTTCATAGATTGCACCGCCTGCTGATCTGTTGGCTACATAATGAGTCATTGAGAAGCCTGCGGCATTTCGTTTATTAGCACCTTGATTGTAGGTAATGCCTTTTTGAGTTTCAGCCTGGTCATATTTTGGAAATGCGCGGTAGTTAATTGTTTCAGTTGATGAAGCTGCCTTAGTCCAACCGCTTAGCATCGATGAATTAGCAGGTGCAAAGCCCCGGGCTTTATCGCGGATCGGTAACATCGCAGCTTTAATCTGTTTGTTCATGCCTTTGTACAGATCGTTATCGAACTTGCGCATGGCTTTAAGCGTGCCTTGTACGCCGCTGATGTCTACTGGCATTTACACGCTCCCTTGCTCGATCGCCCAACACTTGCAAAACTGCTTTAAACATAACCTCATCCATGGCCAGGACTTGATCGGGGCTAATTTTCAACTCAACAGCTAGTGAAGCCACCAAGTATGTAAATGAACCCCGATCTATCCTTTTGGGCTTTC